ATTAAATCACGCAAGGTATTTACCATTGTCATTTCATCTTCTGACTGCATAGCCAACATGAGAGCTTTCTCGTCTTTTACAACGAATGGTCTAAACTTTACTTCCTGACCAGAGGAAGGAATCGATAACGGATAAGTTGTCGATGTATTTTTAGGTAAAGCCATTATTTATCTCCTTCAATAATATTGCTATCGTTTTTCATATCATGTAGAAACTTGTTCAACTCTTTAGTTGAACCGACATAAATAGAATTGTTTTGCACTCCTGGTGCCTTTTCTTTCTTGCCTTCTAGTTTCTGTTTTTGCTGATGTAAATCTAATAGCTGTTGATTTATGTCAGCTTGTTGTTTCATTAGATTACCAACCACTTCAAACGCACGAGGGTGCTCTGATTGTTTAGCAATCTCTAAAGCATGATTAAGTGCATCTTGACCTTTTGCTAATATGTTAAGTAGATTAGCACGAGTCGTATCGTAATCACTTTCTATCTTTACTTCTGTGGGATCGTATCCCGACATTACATTTGCTGCATCATCTACAGCAGATGGTAATTCGTTTGCCTTCTCGATTATGTCTGTAGGACATGGTGTAATAGTAGATTCGTTGAATCCCTCTGGCAAATCAAAGACTTTGCCGAGTCCTTTATCAATTTTTGACATTATATTTCTCTTCCAAATCTCTTAGTTTTTGAGTTGTTTCCACCATAAGTCACATAACCACCAGAATATGTCACAGGATTACCTTTACCATCCTTCACAACATTAGCAGGAATATCTTCTTCTATTCTATCTATTACTCTTGGCTCAGGTGGTATGCCTGTAGGTGGATCTCCGACACCTGCTGGTAATTTTTGCTTCGCATACTGAGCACCTCTCCAATATCTGAATTGTAAAGATACTGCTATCTTCATAGCTTCTTTTCCTTCAGCAGTTAGAGCGATTGGGTTTACTGTCTTAGGATATGCTTCATATAGAGTACAACCATACATACTCTTGTCTTGTTTGTCTAATACAAATATAGTCACATCCTTTGTGTAATTCTTATAGTAATTAAATTTTCTAGTGACAGGATCTATAACCTGTGCTATCCAGTTATCCCAATATGTTTTTACTTTCATTGGGCGATCTACATAAAACTCTAAATTGACTGCTTCAAATAATCTTTCATAAGGCATCTCTCGATACTCACCAAATGTTCTTGCTGGAGTAGTAGAGTTATTGAGTCCTGGGAGTTGTGCTGCTGAACAATACATCAAGAGTAGTCGTGACATATCAGATCCTCCCATATTAGGAAGAACTACAGCATATCTGTTTACTATTGCTAGACCCTCTTTTTTGATTTGTGATGTAAAATCGTTGAGAGTCGTCTTTGGGGATTCGTTGAAATTATCAGCCATACAACTATTTAGTTAGATTCTTTGATATTCTGTGTTAGGATCGCCTGTTAATTCAGTCATTTTATCATAATGTAGTCCTGCTGGGATACCCAGATACCTTCTATCGAAGTCAATTAGGAGTATTAGTCGGTGTTCAAAGGAATAATTATGTGCTGAATGCGTATATTGATTATTAAAACCGAAAGAATCTGACCAATCTACCTCTGTACCATTGACCTCTAGGAATATGTCACCTTTGGGTATATGTAAGGGTATATGTACTCTTAAATGGTGCCCACGACGATTCTCAGGACCTGTATGCCTATGAATAACACTATCTTTGACTAATATAGAGTAATTAGCGATAGGAACGACCTCTTCATACTTCTTTAGGATAGCATTTGCTGTAGGATACTTTGGTCTTGCCTTTTCTCCTTCCATATCACGATACATAGTTTCAGGTGGTTGATATTTTAGATATACATTCTGCCATGCATCTAGCTTTGCTGGTTTCTTATCCTTACTACCTGATACATGTCCCATAGACTCTCTACTCATTACAGGAACAGCTTTATTATCTAACACCCATTGTAGTTTTTTATCCATACTCCAATTTTCATCTAAGTGTCCTACAAGGTCGTGTATTAGATTATCCTTTTGACCTTCTAACTCTTTCATTATGGCATCTAACTTAGGATACTCACCTTTTTTAAATATCTTTTGTTCTTGTATTCTTCGCAGTTCTTCTTTGGGGATTGTTGCCCACCATGGTATATTAATCATTCTCTATTGCTCCTGACTTCCAGCTTGGGGTTAGGACTTCGCCATCTCTAGCGTAGTCAATTAAATATTTGTCTTTACAACCTACAAGTTCTTGTAGTTTTTCCATAGGATATGCTTTTGGTAAACCAAGGAATGGTCTATATAAGTCTAGTATCATAACCAGCCTATGTTTATCAGTTCTATTATGTGCCGAGTGTACTATCTGATTATTAAATGCAAAAGGTGCTTCGCTAAACTGTATCTCTTCATCATTTACCTCTAAGAATATATCACCCTCTGGTACATGTAAAGGAAAGTGTAATCGAAGGAACTTACCATCTCTATTCTCATGCCCAGTATGCCTTAGTACAACTGAGTTGGGTTTTATCATAGAGTAAGTGATTACATTTATATTCGCTTCATATTTTGTTATAACTTTTTCTAATAAACAAGGTAATCGTGCACGATGATTTTTCATTCTTTCTTCAGATACTTCTGATATACCATATCTCCCAGGTTTCCAAATAATATTAAACGCATGCCAATTATCCATATTACCTACACCAAGTTGTTTTCTACCCTTGTTTGCTTTTGGGTGAAACTTCATTCTTGCAGTTTCAAATACAGGTAAAGTATCCTGTACATACATCTCATTTAATTTTTCTTGTATGGTATCACCACTGTATGGTCGAAGAACTTCTCTTAATAACTCTGGGCAGAGTGGTAGGATATAATCAAATACTTCATCAAGTTTTGGGTAGTCCCCATAACGAAAGATTCCTTGTATTTTAGCTTGGTGTCTTTTTTCTTTAGACCAGCTCGCATATTCTGGCAGTTGCATAATAATTAACTCTGTGCTATTTCTAAACTTTCTCTCCAAACACGATCCCTAGTTGCACCTCTAAATCTTTCAACTGGTAGCATCAAAGCTGTGTTCCAGTTCTCAGGATTTACTTGTAGGAATTGTGATTTTACTTGTGTCTTTAAATATTTCTTTACAGCAGGTCTGCCGAGTGCTAATCGTGACGATCCTTTTATAACACTCCACTGAAACTTTAATCGTGTAGTGTCATCCATCTTTTTATTTGATGCGTATGTCATCAATCTATCTAATAAACGAATGCGTAATAGGTATGGTAGATAGTGCATATTTAAACCTAAGAAGAAGTCTGACTGTATTTCAAAGGGAAATGCTAAAGGGAATTGGTCGAAATATGGCAGGGTATCGGCACCTTTCGCTTCATATTGAAACATATATAATCTTCCAGGGAGTAGTCGTGTAGAACGACCTGCCTGTTTCATCAGTGCCTTTGGTTGTGGTCGCATCTGACGCAACCTTACAACTTCTTTGTTAAACCAACCTCTTGACTTCTTAGCGATGTCAGGATCTGTTGCTGCCTTATCAAAAAAGGTTTGTGTGGGTGTCTTAGCCACTTATTTTACCTTGCTTAATTAACATCTTTTTATTTGATTCGTGTAGTTGCATAATTGCTTGTTTTGATTGACCAGTATATGGCACAGCCATAAAGTCCTTTACCATCTGAGCATTTACTGACTTGCCATCAATAAATACATCACCGAGTATCCTTCCGAACTTACCTGTCTCATTATCCTTGTAAGTTTTGATTGATAATTTGCTTCCTGCTTTGAGTGCTTCTTGTAAATATTTTTTGGCGAGTAATCCTCTGACTTTTTCATCCTTGTTCCTAGTTCGTGACTCTGGTGTATCAATACCAAACAACCTAACTCTTGATTTGTACATTATATCAAATCCCATATCCATAATCACATCAATGGTGTCTCCATCGACTACCTTTGTGACTTTGTTTATTCTGTATGAGAAATCTGTTGGGTCTCCAAGTTTTGGCATAATATTTTCCTTTTAATTTACTATTTAGTCTTTTCTATGCCAGTCTTCCATGTAAGACCTAAATCATCTTCATTAATAATGATAAATCTTTGCCCACGATCTAATGCGTACTGTTCTGCTGCTTTCCATTTTGCACTGTTTACAATAAATGCTTTTTGCTCAGCCAAATATCTTTTTGTCCTTCTTCCCTTAAATTTCGGAGGAGAACATTGTACTTTTGGTTTTATTTCAACTAAATAGGTATTGAGCTGGTCATGTTTATCTCGTATTTGTATTGTAAAGTCAATAAAATAACGATGTATATTATTATCAATGGGTGAGCGATAAGGAACAACAGTTTCTTCACTCTTCCACTTGACAACATGGTCAGATCTATCGCACCAAGTAGCGAATCGTGTTTCCCAACTAGAACGCATTATAATGTTCGTGGGATTACCATCGTATTTGCTTGGATTAATTGGGGTGTATTTTCTTTTGTGAAACATTACTAAATATACTCTATAGAATACTATTTAGGGACTAAGTATG